AACCCATCGTCATTAATGTCTTTTTCAATTTATTGTAATGTGTTGGTTTAATCTTTGAGATTAGTTCACTACAATTCTTTTTGTATTGTTTGTTGGTATAGTATAACCCGTGAGCAATCTCGTGGTCCATTGTCTTTGATTTCAAAGTGTCCGCACCAATCAGATACCATTTAGTTCTTGGTTTGTTAAATCGTAAAGGATAATTCTCACAAGCATACCATATATCACTCATTATCTCATCATAGGGACCCTTATCTTTATCAAAGACAGTTAAACCTTTGTAGATAATGTTTGATGGTATATTAAATCCACTCCAATCTTCAGGATAAGTAAATAGATTCTTTTTCCATTTACTCCGATAAACCGACATAAACATTTCCCAACTAAAAAATTTATTTCTTATTTCTTTATATGGTGATTCGTAGAACTCTTGGTATCTACAAAACAGCATAGTTCGTTGGTAGGAATCTTTAATTACTACCGCAAAAATTTGTGGTCTGATTTCTTTTACTACACCATTTACGTAGTCACTTTTTATCTTCATCATCGGGTAAGTTATTTATTTGTTTTAACATATCATAACTCCCAATAACCGCTAATAAGGAAACTATACCAACCATTACAAGTATAAATGCTCCCATATATAAAAATTTAACGCAGATATTTGAATCTATCTGCCAAGTTATTAATAAATTCTTCTTCTGTTACTGAAAGAAGGTCTCTACATTTTGCTAAATGTTGTAGACTCTCCCAATACTTATCATCATTGATGTTTGGTCTACGTACACCATTATTACCTCCGTTTTTACTTAATCGGTCAGCGTTAATGTAACCATCCTCAACTAATACGTCGAGAAGTTCCTCAATGTCTCTTGGTCTGCAAGCATCGACAAATTCACCAGGGGTGATATCAATGTCATCGGGTGTAAAATCAGGCATCTTACTTTAATTTTGTTTTGTTCAGTAATGAGTCTAAGCTCTTATTGTCCGTCTTAATTTCTTTAGAAGAGTTTACTTCTTTTCTAAGTTTGGCCAATTCCTTTTGTTGAAAATAACAAATCAGTAATAAAACCGCAGCGGCTCCAATTGTTATGTTCTTTTGATTATTTTTTAAAAACTCTATCATAATTGTATTATTTAAAATATTTCTTCAGCTATACCTAACACTTCTGCCAATCCCAATACAATTGCAGAGTTTCCGAATTGCTCGTTAAATAAAAAATAACAAGCTCCGATTCTTAACACACTTTTAAATAAACTAATCCAAAAATGTGAATTACTTTTTGATTCTTTTGGTTGCATTTGTTTTTTTCTTAAATGTTTTCTTTAATCTATCTATCAAGTCATCAATTTCATTTGCTGCCATTGCTAGTCCTAATGAAACTTCACCTGATAGTTGACAATTATCATTGTCTCCTAATTTATTGTACCTAATGGATTCTTTTCTAAATCCTTTAGATTGTTGCATAAGTCCCAATCTTCTTTCTTTTAATTCAGAATAAACCTTATTAAGTGTCTTCTGGTCGTATAAATTTTTCATAACCGTTTTTATTTAAAATATATAAAATTATTTTTTGGATTCCAAATACTGATTGATAAAATTAATTCTTTGTCCAATCCAATACATAACATTCACGGTCATTGAATTACCTATAGCTCCTTTTACACTACTATAACTTGGTTTCTTTCCCTTCACTTCGAAATCTAAATATCCATCGGGAAATCCTTGTAATCTTTCTAATTCACGTTCAGTGAATGTTCTTATTCCTTTTTTATCTGCCCAATAGTTTGATGTTGATACTTTACCAAATCCATCAACTAATGTTTGAGCATATGATTTAGTTACCGTACCAGCGAGTTTAATTTGTCCGAGAATATTTTTGGTGTACTCATCCCTCTTGACTCTATTCTTTTCTTCAACGCTTTCAAAACATCCTTGTTCAAATAGTACTGAGAAAGGTGGTCTCCAGTCTTTTCCACGATATCCGACAATGTAGATTCTTTTGCGTCGTTGGGGAACTCCGAAGTATTGGCTGTCGAAAACCCGATAAGCGATGGAGTAGGTTTCACCTTGGACGACCCCTTGCTTGTGGATTTCTTCTGGTCTGAATTCAACGCCAGTAAAAGAGGAGATGATTTCACATAAGGCTTCTTTGTGTTGGTTTTTAAAAACGCCTTCGACATTTTCCCAAATGAACCACTTAGGTCGTTTTTCTTTAAGAATTTGTCCATAGCTAAGGGCGATTCTACCACGGATATCATCCATTCCTTTGTTGAGTCCTGCATCGGAAAAAGATTGGCAAGGTGTTCCGCCGACCAAGAGGTCGAATTTTGCTTTTTTGTACGTTTCATTGTATTGTAGTTTAGTAATGTCAGAAAATAAAGGAGTGTCGGGATAGTGGTGTGATAACACTTGTTGTGGGAATGTTGCAAAATCACATAGTCCCACACATTTCCAATCCAAAGGTTGCCAAGCAACGGATGCGGCTTCTATACCGCTACATACTGATAGATATTTCATTGTGTTTGTGTTTAGTAGTCAAATCTAAAAATAAAATCTATATTTTCAAAAAAATTTACAAAAAAAAATACAAACACCTCCTAAAACGTTGGTAATCAATTACCTATGATTTCGTATTTTTCTTTTTTCCACACTAAAAATGGAAATTTTGATATTCTTAATGAGAGAATATCCATAGCTTCGGAGAATATTTCTTTCTTAACGGGTGAATTTGCTCTGCCGTACGCCTGTACCAAGTTACCTTTTCGAAACTGCATATTAATTCTTCTGTTCTTATATGTCAACGCAACATATATGTAGAGTGCTCCGTGTAAAAATTGTTTGGACATACAATTTTTCATTTTAGCTCCCTCTAAAATAAAATCATCTTCCGATAAAAGAACTTTTGCTTCGAATGTTTTATCATCAATTGTTATTGGTTCTTCAATTGATGAAATGATTTGTTCGGGAATATCATATCTGAGTTTATACCCAACCGATAAATATTTTTTAATTAACTCCCACTCACTTATTAAATAATCAATGTCGTCTGGTGTTCTGATTTTTAATTTCAAATCATATCCTCTTTCACTTAAGTAATGTCTTAAAGAAAATAAATTATATAGGGATTCGAAAGGACTATCTAAACGTTCGTTATCTTCTAACCACTTACATAGTACTTTGGATATTGTATCTTTTTCTTTATCGTTTTTACAAACAAATGATTTCCTTGGGTTGAAGATGACAGAGCACATATGTCTCCAATCAAATCTCTTAATATATTCTATATAATTTTCGCCGAACAAACCACACAACCAAGACAGACATTTAATATTAACTCTACTATTTTTCCTATCTGACAATTCACCAATAAGATACTTTGATTTTATTTTATATTGGTCTAAAACGGCTGATAGAAATTTGTTATCATTGAGTTTAAGATATTTTTTCTTAGGGTAATCTTCAAGTATGTGATAGTATACACCATCGTGAAACTTGATATTCTTTTTTATTAGATGAAAATCTACAATCAAATCGAATAGCGAAAATGACATAACACTATTCACACTTGTTTCGTAATCTTTGTTTTTTATAAACGAGTCTTCAATACTATCAAACAACTCTTGTTTGATTATGTTAAACACACTTATCTTAACCCTTTCAAATTTTATACCCCAATAATTTTTTCTTTTCTCACCTAAATAAAAAGCTCTTTCAGTAAAATCACAAAGCATATTAAAATCATTCTTCTTATCCCAATTACCTGATTTAAGTGTATTGGATAATAACCTATGATTTTTAATTGTGTATTGTACAAAGATGTCACCGTTGGATTTATCAATCATTAATTGATGGGTAAATCTAACTGTGTTTTCATCTGACCCTCCTCTGGTATATTGAGTAAAGTAGTCCGCGAAGAAATTAATGTACCTTTCATCGGACCCTAATCTTACTTCACAGGTTGAGCTTGATTTTTTATTCCTCTCAACCTTCTCTTGAAAATGATGTATATGAGTTATCATCTACATAAAATGTAGACAATAACTTACAAATAGTGTAGTCTTAGAATCCGAAAATATCTAAAGATTCTACTTTAGGTTGGACCTGTTTACCATTAATAACCAATGGTATTTCCCTCTTTTCTAATGATTTTATTGAGCCCTTATATTCAAGTATTTTCGTTTTAAGAATATCCAAAGCCTCAACAAAATTTTCTGGTGGTGCTGCGTTACAGAAATATCTTGATTGGAGACAAGACTTATCTCTTACATCGAATTCATTCGTTACTCTTTCAGTACCGAATGGGTCATCCTTTCTTAAAGAAATGATAATCGATATTTCTTTATTTGAATAACTTGCAACACAATGATGCATATGTGAACCCTCTTCAGAATATTCTATATCCTGTTTTAATAACACTGGGTAGAATGTTTCGTCATTTGTTTTGATTGGTTCTTTGATGGTACTCACCAGTCTCTCATCAAAAACATATTCAATGATATAACCGCGTTTTATTGTTCTTTGGAGTTTAGATAATTCAAGGTGTTCACTATGAAACTCCGACCAAGTTTTAGCTTTCATCATAGTATCGGGATAATATTCGGACACTTGTGAAATCATATTAAAATGGTCACTGATTTGATTGAGTTGTTGGTTTAAAACATCTCGTTTAAAAAACGAACTACTTGGATTTACACCACTATTCTGTTCCGCAAATTCGTTTAAAAGTTTTATCAAACAATACTTTTCACTTTTACTTAAATTATAATTTTTGATGTTTTTTTGATGATTCAAAAAAGAGAAAACTGATTGGTATAGATTAGGTGCCTTTATTTGTGAATCGGTATTAAAAATTCGTGTATCGATGTTAGGTAGTATTTTTGATGTTTCGTCACCAAAATACTTTCTTAACACGTATAGAACTTCTAAATCTAAATTAGGATTTTCGTGTAATAATTTAATCGTTTGTTTGGACTTAACACCAACTCTATCCAATACCGCAGCAACAAGTTTGTTATCATTCTTTTGTAAAAATTTCTTGGTCGGATAACAAGTGGTAAGTAATTTATGATAGTCGTTAGGGACTTTTATTTCTTTTATTTTAACAAATAATTCAACCAAATTTTCCATTAACCATACTGAACAGTCTTTAGGTGAA